TAGCATCTTATGCCGCTGCGCTATTATTGCTGCGCGAAAAAGATGAAAGATATCTAAATGATCCAGGATTTTTGTACGAAGAGTTACAAAAAGAAATGAAGATGCTGAGCGAAAGCTCGAGCAAAGATTTTTCAGACCTCCGCACTATGATGGAGGATGCACCTGCTAATGCTACTGGTGCGGCTGTTGCTGGAACTGGTGACGATCCAGTTCACTGGACACGGCGTCAACCAAAGATGGGGGTGAAGGGTCGAAACAAAAAGTATGGGCAGTCATTTGATGTTGCTGCTTTCTTGCGGCGGCGCAAAAATGAACAAGCGAAGAAAGCAATGAAATGATAAAGATATATCTTGCGATAATTATTATTGGAATCATTGGTGCTGCAGGTTGGGGTGCCAAATATTATTATGATAGCACTCAGGCTCGTATTAGTCAGCTCGTCGAAAATAATGCGAAACTAGAAGAGGCAACTAAGCAACAGCAAGAAACAATCAATATAATGATTGAGGATAGAGAAAAGTTTGAAAAAGCAAATCAAGAACTTCAGAGTCAATTACAAACTGCAGAGGCATATGGTGATCAACTTCGTAATACTTTGCGGAAACACAATTTAACACACTTGGCAAATAAGAAGCCAGCGGCAATAGAGAAGAGGATGCAAGATGCGACTAATATGTTATGGGGCTGTCTTTATGACATCACTGACCCTGATGGGTTGTTCACTGATCCCGGAGCCGAAAGTCCTTACTGTAACAAAAATAGTAAGAACCGAGGTGCCGATAGTAAAACACCCGAAGGCAGTACAGCTAAATGATGTCAAGATCTATGTAGTCAGCAAAAAGAACTACGCAGATTTTGTTAAGGAATACGAAAAGAAAAATGGAGGCGATTCATATATCGCTCTTTCCATCAAGGATTACGAAAATCTGTCGCTAAATTTTGCAGAGTTGAGACGGTATATAGAACAACAAAAACAAATTATCGTCTATTACGAAAAGGCAGTAACACCTGAGGAGAGGAAAGATGCCGGAGGAGAAGAAGGAAGAAGTAAAAAGTAGCCATCATCCAGCCGATACGAATGGTGATGGGGTTGTTGATCCTGTAGAACACGAGATGTATCTTGAGTTCAAACGGAAGGAACTTGAAGATGCTGATGCTATGCGGGATGCTCAACGTACAATGGCTTGGTTTTCTCTCGGAGGAATGTTATTGTACCCAGCTATAGTTCTGATAGCATCTGTCTTTAAAATAGATCAAGCAGCTAAGATTCTTGGTGATATGGCTGGTGTTTACTTTATTGCTGTCGCTGGTATTGTAGCTGCATTCTTTGGAGCACAGGCTTTAACAAAACCGAAAAAATAGGAGTGGTTATGTCTAAAAAGATGGGAAAATTTAATGGCAAGATCAATGCTGAGTTTACACCACCCAAAACCTGGGTGCTAGACAAAGCACTTTCATTCACTCCCGATAATATGAAAGAAATTGACATTAACCTTCTCAAGGAAGTTGGTGTCAATATCAATACCGAGGGAAAGATAACATGTAAGAAAGGTATGCAAACAGACTTGGCTTCTGTTCCTCGTGCTTGCTGGGCGTTTATTTCACCATGGGATGTTGCTAGAGCTGCAGTGATTCACGATCACATTTATGCTGCACTTCGGAAATATTATGCCAGCGGGGATTGTAGTGAAATAAGATGGTCGGCAGCTCGTGCTTTGGCTGATGATATATTCCTAATGGGTATGAACTCGGCTGAACCTGCTGTTCCTTGCTGGAAAAAGTTTTTCTGCTATTGGTCGGTTCGCGTATTTGGAGGGGGTCCTGCCTCAGAAGGATGATCAATTTCAAACATCTTAAAGAAACAAAGAACACATATTTTACGCATTTTCAATTCGCGTTTCCTGAGGCGGTGCGAGCATTTTGTATTAGTATCGTCATGTTCATTCATGCTTTCTTTCCCTTCCTATTATGGAATGGCAATTATGATAAATATGTAAGAAACGCTATGAAGAGACTCAATTTAGATCAAGAAAGATGGAAAGATGGAATCTGAAAAACAATGTAAAAGTTGTGGCCATGATTGTCATTGTGAAGATATAGTTTGTGTTGAGCCAGTAGAAGGGTTTGCAGAAAATCAGCCATGCGCATGTGGTTCTTGCACATGTAACATGAAAACTGATTGGGGTTAATATGGCTGACGAGCTCCGCACAGACGTTGAGCTGCTAAAACGAGACATACAGCTTATCGCTGGTCTCGCCGAAAAGTTCGACGTTGCCATAGACAAACTGTCTGCTGTTAGTGTTACTGTGGACAAGATGCTTGCTGTACACGAAACTCGTTTGAGTAATAATGAGCAGCAAAGAGAAATTATCCACCAACGAATAACAGATATGAAGAAAGAGATCACCGACGAAATTAAGTCGATGAAAGAAGAAAACAGAAAACAGCATGGTCAAACAAATGAACGTCTCGAAAAGCTAGAGAGATGGCGTTGGTTTGTTGTTGGGGTTGCTACAGTCATTGGATTTATTCTTGCTCAGATGGAGCCACTCGCTAAATTATTTTCATAGTCCCTTTCTTTTTCGTGAATCTTAATATATAATGATTTGATGATGACGATTCAAGTAGACCACAAGTACATTGGCATGATTTCGACCCAGCTGCTTCAGTTCAAGCGGAAGGGCGACAGGCTGTATAATTTTCGTTGCCCATTCTGTGGCGACTCTCAGAAAAACAAACTCAAGACACGTGGCTATCTATTCGAGCATAAAGGTGCGCTCGTGTACAAATGCCATAACTGTGATATCAGTTCTTCACTGTATAAACTTCTAGATCTGGTTGATTCAAATGTCGCACGTGCGTATCGCCTAGAAACATTTGCGCATCGTGAGCATTCAGCCAATACAGTCGATGAGTTTATCATCAAGAACGACACACCGATCGTAGAAGAAAAACCAAAACTCCAACTCGACCTGCCTCGTGTTTCCGACCTGCTCGATTCACATCGGGCTGTTCAATATCTAAAGGGTCGGAAGATTCCTGAGGATAGGTTTGATGATATGTTCTATGCGAAGAACATGAAGGAACTTGAAAAACTCAATCACATGTACAAAGATAGATTGATTGCGGATGAGCGTATCATTATCCCATTCCGTGATGCTGTTGGAAACATTGTCGGCGTGACTGGTCGAGCTATGGGTAACTCTAACTTGCGATATGTGACGATTAGAGTTGAACAAGATAAACCACTGGTCTATGGTCTAGACCGCATCGATTATACGAAACGAATCTATGTTGTTGAAGGTCAGTTCGACAGCATGTTCGTAGATAACTGCATTGCTCCTGGCGGTACAGACTTCAATCGTGCTGTATATTCTCTGCCGAAAGAGCAAGTTACTTTGGTTCTTGACAATCAACCCAGGAACAAACAAGTCGTAATGAAGGTTGAATCATTTTGTAAGAAAGGATATGATGTAGTCGTATGGCCAGCAACTTGGAACTACAAGGATATCAACGACGGGATAGTGGCGGGAATGAGCCGTCACGAGATAATGGAGATGCTAAATACAAACACCCACTCGGGTTTAAAACTGAAACTAGCAATAAGGGACTGGAAGAGATGACACAATCTGTCCGTTTGGTTTCGTTTTCGAAGCCATCGGAAGATTTTTCTGAGGACCTGAATGACTGTCAAGACCTTATATCATTTTGCGCAAGGGTATCTAACCCAAGCAATCAGTTGAACACTGATACCACAGAAAAACTTCTAACATATATGATCAAGCATAAGCATTGGTCGCCTTTCGAAATGGCAAGTGCGTGCTTAGAAATTACAACAACGAGAGATATCGCTCGGCAAATATTACGACATCGCTCGTTTTCGTTTCAAGAGTTCAGTCAGAGGTATGCTGATCCTGTGAAAGAACTTGAGTTCGTAAAGCGAGAAGCACGTTTACAAGATATGAAAAATCGGCAAAACAGTATTGAAATCGAAAACGATCCATCTATTCAAGATGATGAAGTCCGATCAAGTTTGGTTGTAGACTGGGGTCGGAGACAGGTTGGTGTAATAAACCAAGCCAAAGAGGTATATAAATGGGCGATCGAGAATGGTATAGCCAAGGAACAAGCGAGAGCTGTATTGCCTGAGGGTCTTACTGTTTCTCGAATGTATATGAATGGAACACTGAGATCTTGGATACACTATATAGAACTACGAACAGAAAATGGGACTCAGAAAGAACATCGTGTCATAGCCGAACAGTGCGGCGTGGAGATAGCGAAAATACTACCTCTGATCACTCAGTTTAAATAATAACTTGTCGGGAGCGAAAAATGGCACGAGAAAAGAAGCATCTTGGTATTACTATTGATCTTTCCAGAGAGAAAGACCTTTCCGAGTTTGCCGTGAGTTTATTGAAAGAATATTATTGTCGAAAAGATGAGAAGAATTGCCAAGAAGCATTCGCTCGTGCAGCTGTCGCATATTGCGACGGTGATATGGAACTTGCGCAACGAATCTACGATTATGCCTCACAGGGTTGGTTTATGTATTCCAGCCCTGTTTTGTCTAATGCAGTTTTGCCAGGCGAAAAAGTAAAGGCTCTGCCGATATCGTGCTTTCTAACTTATGTTCCCGACACACTCGAAGGTTTGATTGATCACACAGCGGAGTTGCGTTGGCTGTCAGTAAAGGGTGGTGGTGTTGGTGGTCACTGGTCTGATGTGCGTTCTGTCAGTAATATTGCTCCAGGTCCGATTCCGTTTTTGCATACAGTTGACTCAGACATGACTGCGTATCGTCAAGGCAAAACACGCAAGGGTTCATACGCTGCATATCTCGACATCTCACATCCCGACATCATAGAGTTTCTTTCTATTCGCACCCCCACTGGTGACGTCAATAGAAAATGTCTCAACCTCAACCACGCTGTAAATATCACAGATGATTTTATGCGAGCTGTTGAGAAAGACGAAGATTGGAATCTTGTTGACCCGAACGATAATAAGACACGTGAAACAATGAAGGCTCGCAAGCTCTGGGAAAATATTCTAGAGGTGCGCTATCGTACAGGCGAACCATATCTAAACTTTATTGACACAGCGAACCGTTATCTTCCCGAGCCACAAAAGAAACTCGGACTCAAGATTAAAGGTTCAAATCTTTGTAACGAAATCCATCTTGTAACAGATAAAGACCGCACAGCAGTTTGTTGCCTGTCATCTGTGAACATCGAAAAGTTTGATGAGTGGAAGCAAACTACAATGGTGCGTGATCTTATTCGTTTCCTTGATAATGTGTTACAAGTTTTCATAGACAACGCACCCGATACTATTTCCCGCGCAAAGTTTTCCGCTGAGCGTGAGCGATCTCTCGGTTTGGGTGCTATGGGTTTGCATTCTTATTTCCAAAAGTGTGAGGCACCATTTGAAAGTGAACATGCCTCCGAACTCAATAAACGTATTTTCCAGTATATCAAGCAAGAGGCTGTAGCAGAAACGAAAAAGATTGCGAAAGAGAAAGGCGAAGCACCAGACATGATTGGTTCTGGTTTCCGCAACGCACATCTACTTGCTATCGCACCAAACGCAAACAGTGGTGTCATTGCTGGCACTTCACCATCTATCGAGCCAAACAAAGCAAACGCATACACGCATCGTACACGTGTTGGTTCGTATTTGGTGAAGAACAGATATCTTGAAGCATTGTTGAAAGATCTTGGTCAAGACACGAAAGACGTTTGGAGCAGCATTATAACTAATGGTGGATCAGTTCAGCATCTTGATTTTCTAAACGCACATCAGAAGCGTGTGTTTGCTACAGCAAATGAAATACCACAGATGGCTTTGGTAAGACAAGCTGCTGATCGTCAGAAGTATATTTGTCAGGGGCAGTCCCTGAATCTATTTTTCCCAGCTGGTGCTAATAAAGGCGAGTTGTCTAAAGTTCACTACATGGCTTGGAAGCTGGGATGCAAGGGTTTGTATTATTTACGAACAGAAACTTCAAACCGTGCAGAAAACGTATCAAAGAAAGTTGAGCGAGATCGTTTGATGGACGGTGTAGAGGTTGAGTCACAAGAAGAATGTTTGGCATGCCAAGGTTGATGGAGGTTTATCATGGCGAAAAAATCAAAGAGTCTAGGTGTAATTCAAGTTCATGAACCAGTTGTAAAGAAGACCTCGATTGGTTCGGGTCACAATATTTCAACGTGTATGATGAATAAAAGTAAACGCAGATCATATAAGAAATACAGGGGGCAAGGAAGGTAAATGGATAATATCCGCATCGTTTCTAAATCAGACTGTCCGTTTTGCATAAAGGCAAAAGATTGGTTGGACCGTCGAGGATTCACATATACTGAAGATGTGATGGATGAGGAAGAAACACGTTTGTCCTTTTATCAGCAGTACAAAGTTCAGTCGGTTCCACAAATTTTCATAAATGACAAACTGATTGGTGGATATACACAGCTGTTAGATCAGGGAGAATCCTTGGTTCGTCGCGCACGTGGTGGACTCATGGAGTTTTCTAAAGTTTACAAACCGTTTCAATATCCTTGGGCAGTTGAAATAACTCAACGCCACGAAAAGATCCACTGGATTGAGGACGAGCTTGATTTGAGTGAAGACGTTATGGACTGGAAGTCTGGCAAAATGTCGGCGACTGATAAATCATTTGTCACTCAGATACTTCGACTGTTTACTCAGTCCGACGTTGCGGTTGGCAAAAATTATTATGAGCATTTCATACCTGCTTTCAAGAATAACGAGATCAGAAATATGCATGGCTCGTTTGCTGCACGTGAGGGTGTTCACCAACGTGCGTATGCTTTGCTCAACGATACACTTGGCTTGCCTGACGATGAGTATCTTGCGTTCCTAGAGTATAAAGAGATGGCGGACAAAGTTGACTACATGGCTGAAGCTGATATTACAACTCGGCGTGGCTTGGGTCTTGCGTTGGCGAAGTCTGTATTCAATGAAGGAGTTTTGCTTTTTGCATCTTTCGTCATGCTTCTAAACTTCCAGCGAGTTGGTAAGATGAAAGGGATGGGCAAAGTTGTTGAGTGGTCGATTCGCGACGAGTCGATTCATGTCGAAGGCAACTCAAGATTGTTCAGAACATATTGCGCTGAGCATCCTCGTATTGTTGACGATCAGTTCAAACAAGAAATCTATGACATCGCTCGCAACATTGTAAAGCTCGAAGATAAGTTCATCGAGCTGGCATATAAGATTGGTGACATCGATGGTTTGACTGCTGATGAAGTCAAGCAATATGTTCGCTACATCACTGATCGTCGCTTATTGCAACTTGGTCTGAAAACAAACTTCAAAGTCAAAGAAAATCCACTCGACTGGCTTGAGTGGGTATTGAACGGAGCAGATCATACAAACTTTTTTGAGAACAGAGTTACCGAGTATGAGGTTGCTGGTTTGACAGGGAGTTGGGATGATGCTTGGAAATGACAATACTCGATGAAGTTGAAGAGGAAATCAAATGCCCCTCGTGTGATGCAGATTTCCTAGTAAAGTATGACACTCAATATGTTGAGGACGTTCCATCATGGTGTCCATTTTGTGGTGCTGAAATAGAAGACGAAGAAGATGACTATATAGAAGAGGATGACGATGATGATGAGATGTGATGTACGACAATCCCTGGACATTCGAAGGAAAACCGTTTGAAACTGAAGACATCAATGGCTTCTTTGGTTTTGTCTACATCATCACAAGTTTGATAGATGGTAAGAAATATATCGGGCGAAAATATTTTTATTCCCATCGTAAGAAGAAGGGAGCCAAACGTCGTCAAAAAAGTGAGTCCGACTGGAAAGAGTATTATGGATCAAGCGAAGACCTCAAAGAACAAATTGAAATCCATGGTAAAGAAAACTTCCGGAGAGAAATCATTTCGCTCCACTCCACCAAGGGACGTGTGAATTATGAAGAAGTGCGGGAACAATTCTTACATGGTGTGCTTGAAGATGATAACTACATCAACGGCAACATCAATGGTAAGTGGCATCGTGCTCCTGAACATATAAGGGAAGGTTCTAGATATGCCAATACCGCCAGACTGGACTGAAACAAAGAGATATAATTATCCCCTCAACTCTGACTCTATAATATTTGACGTCGGAGGATATAGAGGGGATTTTGCATTTGAGTGGGTTTCTAAAGTTGATCCGACCATTTACATCTTCGAACCATTTATTGATTTTCATACAAGTCATTTACATTCTAGATTCAAAAATAATGACAAGGTACAATATTTCAGATATGGGTTGAGTGATTTCAATGGAGATGCAAATTTGGCAAAATCTGGAACTGAAGCTGGTTCAATATCATATGATATGAATGAAAAGTTTCCAAATTCAGATAGTGTAAATGTGAGAAAATTTTCTGAAGTTTATTCTGAACTTGGTTCACCGAAGGTTGATCTAATCAAGATAAATATCGAGGGAGAGGAATACCCATTGCTCAACCATATTCTTGATGAGGGATTGATCAACAACTTCAAATATATTCAAATACAATATCACGACTTCATCAAAGATGCTGAAGAAAAAAGAGCAAAGATAGTAGAAAGAATGCAAGAAACGCATAACTGTCAGTGGGAGTTTCTTTGGATATGGGAAAGCTGGGAGAGAAAAGATGCATGAATACAGATGTGTTATTACAAAAGTGGTTGATGGGGATACTGTAGATATCGACATTGATCTTGGGTTCGGTGTTTGGCTGCGTAAACAGCGTGTTCGTATGTATGGTATCGACACACCAGAATCACGTACAAAAGATTTAGAAGAAAAGAAGTATGGTCTCGCTGCGAAAGACTTCCTGACTGATATGTTAAATGATGAAGCAGGAATCACTCTGAAAACTCATAAAGATGCTAAAGGTAAGTTTGGTCGAATCCTTGGAGAGTTTTGGCGAACGACCAGTTTTGCAGATAAGTCGATAAATGATTACATGATAGAAAAACATCATGCGGTTGCATATTATGGTCAATCAAAAGAAGATATTGCTGAACAACATATAGAAAATAGAAAACATGTGGATCTGGCTTCTTTCTAATATCGCTGGTAGTTTACTCGGCACAGCAACAACTGCTTGGTTTCAAGATACTAAGCTGGGAAAATGGTGCTATGCTAAGTTTATTTCCCTTGCGGATTGGGCTGCGAAGAGGTATAATA